CAGCCCCTATTGAGAATGGTTCCCATTAAGCGGTGATGATGCACCCGACACGCCGTGTGGTGTTGACGTGTGGTGTAATGTGTGGTACGCGGTTCGGTGCGCGTGGAAAACGTGACGTATGGAAATAGGCACGAATATTTTCGGCGTGTAATGCGTAATTAAAAACGAAAAAATTATACCCGGTGTGTTTTTTTCACACCGGGTATTTTATGCGTTAATACTGTGTTTTATTTTTGTTTTTTATGCGCTAATGCTGTGTGTTGTTGCGCAGTATATTTCGGTGTTGTTTGGTATTGCGGTTGTGCATGCGATGATTCCGCGGTGTGCGCTGTTGGTTGAAGCGTATAGAGTGCCGGTATAGTAGTTTGAGCTTACATTATAGTTGTTTACTGTTGATAATCCGTAGCATGTGGCGATTATTCCGGCGTATGCCGTGTGGTTGTTTACTACCTTGAATTGGCAGTTAAATGTGTATATTCCGTTGTTGCATACTGATTCACTGTTTACTATTTGGCCGTGGTTGTCTGTGCCTGACACGCTCGTTTTCCAGTCGTTGTGTATGCCGTTGCGGGTGAACAGTGATTCGGCAAACAGCCGTAACAATTGTTTCTGTCCGTTGTCGTTTGGATGTATTGCGTCCATTGATGTGCCGCTAGTTGATGCCCAGTCTTCGCGTCCGTTGAGCCATTCCCATGCGTATTGTATTTCGTGTACGTTTGGTGTTTGCGCTATTCCTTCCTCTATTGCGTTTAGTGTTTGTGGTATGTTTGCGTGGTAACGGAACATACCGTTTACGCCTAGCACGACGGGTGCGACATGTATTTCTGCGTTTGGAAAATTAGTGAGCGCGTATTGTAGCGTGTTTTTGACTGCGTTTGTAATGGCGGTTGTTGTTTGCAGTTTGTCGTTTGCACCGCCAGCGATTATTATGTGTGTTATTTTTGTTTTGTTGTTTACTGCTTGCAATTGTGATAAAAACGTTGGTGCATTTACATAGCCCGCGTTGTCTTGCGCCATGTTTTGTACGGTGTCCGCGCCTATGTATGATTTGAATTGGTTTGCCCATGCCATTGCTAGGCTTGACGCGCGGGTTCCGTGGCTGATCGAGTCGCCTATGATTGCGATATTTGTGTATGTTTTTCGTTTTAATTCGATATTTGAATATATGCCATCTATTTTTTGCACGGTGTTGTATAGATTGGTTGCATCGTTGACACTATTCGCATGTAGTGCGGTTAGATTCGCGTCTATTGCAGTAATGGCTGATTTGTTGGTTTGCGCTAGAGTTAACGCGTTGTTTGCGGTTGTGGACGCGTTGTTTGCGGTTGTGGACGCGTTGTTTGCGGTTGTGGCGGTGGTGTCTATTTTGTTTTTGAGCTGTGTTGCGGTTTTGGTGTCGGTCACGCCTAACGCGGTTAGATTTTTGTTGTTGTTTTGTGCTGTTTCTAAGGCCTGAGTCGCTTTACCGCCCGCAGTGTTTGCGTTACTGTTGATTTTGTATAGATTATCATCGATAATATCCATTGACGCGTTGTATTGGTCAGTGAGGTTGGCCGCGTCGCCGGTTTGATATTTTTCTAGATTGAAGTTGGTTGTGTAGTCGGTCATGTCAGTTGGCCTTTCGTAGGTTTGTTGGATGATTTATTTCTTCTTGCACTTTTAGTTGGTGGATTACGCGGTCTAGTGTGCGCATCGCCGCGTTGTATCCGTCGCGTAGGTCTGCTAGATCGCCGGTTTCGTAGAGTGGCAAATGATAAAATGGTGTTTCTGTAGCCATGTTTGTACGCCTTTACTTGGTTGGTGGAATTGGGTAGCCCTCTGCGGTTTTTTTGAGTTTGCTAAGATCGGTGACGGTGAATGTTTCCGTGCCGACGCGGTTTAATATGTGGTTGAGTGTTGTGCCAAGCGTTTTCGCATTAGTTGCGGTCAACCCTAGCGCTTCTATGAATGCGGTTAGGCCGGCCGGTAACACGTTGTTGTTTAATGCTAGGTCTGCTTTATCGCTGACGCTTTTTATTGCTGCGTCGATTTTATCCATTGACCCGTTGTATTGGTCAAGTAGATTTGCGGCATTTCCAGCTTCGTACTTTTCCAGTTCGTAATTTGTGGTGTTAACCATGATTTACCCTTTCATGCTAATGGTGGATATTGTTCACCGGTTGTTGGATTAGTGACACGTGGCGTGGTATCGTCGAATATGGTAAGGTTGCCGACTGCGGCCGTTTCGTCGGTTCGATGTTCGGCGAGTTTGTCGGTGTTGATATCGGCTATTTGCGTGACACGCGCGCCATATACCGCTAGTTCGCGGTATAAATCACGAAGCGCGGTTTTACTATCCGTATATTCGCCCTTTGTAACGTTCCATACTAGCTGTGTGTCTCCTATACGGCCGATTTGTTCTTGCAGTTGCGTTATGGCAACGGCGTAGTCGTTTATGTGTGCTTCAATGTTTTTTATTCTTGTATCGTAGTCGTTCAATGTTTTGTTTATGTCGGTTACGATTTCGTCAAGATATGCCGTTATGTGGTCGATTTCGCATGCAATGTGTTTTATTATTTCTTCTTGGCTTTTAGCGTTCCAATAGAATGCGGGTATGGCGGGCGTGTATGGCCATACTGAGAAAAACGGGAGTAGTGGAAACATGTGTGTTATCCTTTCAGTAATTGTTGATGTTTATCGTCCATAATGGGCTAAAACATGTTTCAAGGTGTTCGAGCAGCATTACGTCAATATCGACGTAATCGCCATTCCTTATGCGATTGACTTTATCCATGAAATCACCGTTGGCAATCGTCTCGTATTGATTATCGGTCGCGTTGCTTGCATAGTCTTGGTTTTCAGCCAATTGTGTCGCGGGGAAATCACTGTAAACTGTCCGCATTTTGTGCCATATGTCGCTATCACTGAGAATTATATCAGGATTATTGCTTACAAGCGCATAAAGCGGGCGCAACGTCGGCATGATTTCTTGGATAAGACGCATAAAGTGCCGTCGCCATTTTGACGGTGGCATAACGCCTAACTCCCTGTCATAGAAACGGTTCTCGATTTTCTTACAGCAGCGCGTGTACTGCGTGTCATCATAGGCAATATCGCGCCATGACCATGCGGCATTATTCCAGTCAACACCGCCTGGCACGTCAAGCAGTTCGCCGAAAGTGTATGTCATTACGCCGTGAAAATCGTCGTACGATTCACACGGTTGATAATAGTTTATGTCATTCTGCATTGTCATCGTCGTTCAATCTTTCAACGTCCGTCAAGTAAGCGTAGTTGCGAGAAACATTGTCTTCGTTCCATACAACCTGTATCGGTTCCTTGAGGTATTTTCCGAATCTTGTGTTAAGAATGTCGCACGCGGCACGCCGTTCCTCCAATTCGCTGAGCGCGCGTAAATCAGTCGGTTCGCCGTAATCGTTGATTTCGTCGGCGGTCTGCCGTTCCATTTTCAACGGAAGATTTTTAATGCCTAACGATTGGTAGAACGCGTTCCAAGTGTTCTGTATGTCGTTCTGCAATTCCATGCCGATATATTCGACGTTGGTTTTAAGCACGTTTGCTTTCATCGAATCTGTGAAGCCCGGTGTCGTCATGATTGCCATTTCACCGCCTGAGATTTGCTTGATAACGTTGATGCCCGCCGTTTGCTGTCCGGCTGGAACCTCAAGGATAAACGGTGTTTTTTGGTTAAAACGATTCTGCCGCCGCGTCATATACAAATCTTCTATTTCGTGCGCGAAAAATTCAATAGTCGGAATGAGTGGCGTACGCGCACGGTTGGCGTAGATGAAAACACCATTGGAATTGTTCACCGGAAAACGCCAACCGTTGATACCGTAACTATCCCATTTCTTCGGTTTGTAATAGACGTTGAAATTTGAGGTAGTCACCGCTTGCGTGCTGAAAAACACTCCCGGTTTGCTATGCGGGAACGCGATTGTGGCGTATCCGAAATACAATAGATTGTATTCGAGAAACCACGCGTCGCATGTTTTCGGCAGATTCAACCACTTGAAACGAGATAATGCGATATTCAGCATTTGAGAATACGCCATCGAATACGCTTGCGTGTTGAGCGCTTCGGATTGCTGCCACATCGGCGCGCCGCGTTCACCTAATTCCGCACGTGTCAACGGCCTTTTATGTGTGCGTTTACGTCCCATACTTTCCCACCTTATAGATTGTCGTGTACGAAGTCGCCGCCGACTTCCTCGGGTCTGTTCCATATTGTAACACCGTTGCTGAAAATATCCCTGATTGTCTGCAATTGTTCGTTTTGCGCAAGCGGGCATACCGTCCATATATCAGTGGCCCGCCAATACGTGAAATGCTTGCAAGGCGTCAACGACGGCTTATTGTAGAGTTTGTTGCTCGCGATGCCATAGCGCAGCATGTAATCGCCCGCCGCCGCTATCGCGCCGTTGTCTTCGGTGACGATTTTCATTGTCATGGTGTCAAGCCCCGTGGCCTGTCTGAAATTGTCGCCGCCATACGCGCCAACGGGTTGCGCGGCATGGTTGAGCAAGTCGCGCCATGCCATGCTGACGTTGGAACGTGTGTTCATCATGACACGTTTCGCGTTATCCACGCTCTGATTGCGGGACGCCGACGCGTTCGCGTTCGCCGTGGTTACGCTTGCGCTCGTTATTGTCGTATTGGCCGCGTTCGACGCATTAGCGTTATCGACGTTGAGCTGATTGGAACGTTTCGTGCTATCCGTGGCGTAGCTTTTTGCCTGCGCAATAAGTCCCGCATTGCATTCCAACGCGTTGGCTGCTTTTTTTGATGCCGCATCGCTTGACGCGGTGTACACAAGTTGGTTATTGGTCAACGCAATCGCCGCGTTATAGCTTGACGTGCCAACACCTATCACACCGGAACTAAGCCCCGCCGCCGCGCCGATTACAGCCGGGAGCGCGGCACCGCCTGTGGCCGCGCTTGCCGCTAAACCCGCGCCAACCGATATTGCGCTTGTGGCGAGACTGCCAAGAGTCGAAGTAACGTTGGTCATTGCGGCCTGTTCTTGCCCGGTGACATATGACGCGGTTGCGACTGCCAAATCTTCCGACAAATCGGCGTTTATCTTTGCGTTTTGATATTTCTGTTCGCTATCCAGTTTGGTGTTTCCGCGCGCTGTTATGTCCGTCGCTGCTTGATTTGCATTAGCTGTTGTCGTGTTGCGCAATCCGTTTGCGGTTGCGGTGTTCGCAACGCTTGTTTGTCCTGTGCGCGCGGTGTTGTCACGGCTAACGTTGGCTATACGTGCGCCGTTTTCGTACGATATAATTGCGTTTTCGCGTGCTTGCGCGATTTCGCGGTTGTATGCGTCGGCGCGGTGCGCGTCGATTGCGCGACGTTGCAACGCGTAAGTTGGTATGTCGTGCGATATGAGTGTTTTGAGCATGTCCGCGTTCGGCACGTCGGCGGTGACATTAGCGCCGTTGATTGCGTTAATACTAATGGACGTATCACCGTCGGCACCGATACCGTCAAGCCATGCGATTTGCCGCAATATCGGATAACTGAGGGATGTGACCGATTGCACCGAGAGGTGCCCGCAGTCCGCTATTTCGACACGTGTTTTATTGCCAATATTGTCGCTGACCTCCAAATGTGCATATGGCGCAAGATACAAGCGTGTTATTCGAGCGTATTCGGTGGTGTATCCAAAATCATCCGTAGTTAAATCGATATTAGCTAGCTTCGTTCGCGTGCCGCTGACCGTATGCCATTCGACGCCGTTCACGTTGATAGCGTTATCAAGTCGCATCATGTTTGCGGTGGCGATGAAAACCGCTGTAATCTGCGACATGATATGTGGATAATATGCGAAAAGCGTGTCGAAATATTCGCCTGATATTTTGGACGATTCGAGCGCATACATGCTTACGTCGCTTGCAGTAAGATTATCGATTGAATTGTATGATGTGCCCGCGCCGGTGACGTTTGACGTGGAAATGTTTCCGGCACCCCACGCGAAATTCGTTACCGTGTCATCGGCATTGCTGTATGTCGGGTTGCTGTCCGTAATGTTCGTACCGCGCATGCCGCTCATGGTTTGCAATTGTCCGGGTGAAAACGTTGCGGCCACACAGATGTATCTTGTACCGTTTTGCAGATTAGTCGGTGTGCTTTTTCTGATATTCGATGCGGCGTTGCCATAGTCAACGTCGGGCAGCGTGAAATCACGGCATTTCGCGCGCGGGTTTTTCAGCAGTTCTTGAGGTGTCGTTTCCATCAATGGCGCGTGCCCGCGTGTCAGCATCATTCCGTTGATTGTGGTGCTGTTGATATAGTCCGTCCATACGTCGCGCATAAGCGTGCATGTTGTCGTGTTCGGTGCTTCCGCGCGTACGGAAGTGATGAAAAAATGATAGCGTGTCTGCACGTCGGTTTTTTGATATGGCGTATTGATAATGTCACGCGAAAAATCGACGACAATGTAATTATACTGTTGCGCCGTCATGTAAGGCACGGGCAATTTTATACCGTCCGCGTCGGCGCGTGCGATATACATGTTCGTCGTCAGCTTGACGGTTTCGCCGTCCAGTTTGTCAAACCACGAGTCTCTTGCGGTGTCATCGGGGAATTTCACGACGTCGTGGTAATCATCGTACCAATTCACGCGGCACAGCTTGATTACTGTGTTTGGCGTCCAAACATTGTAATCGAAAACGTTGTGGTACTGCCCGTATACGCGCGTATCCGTATCGGGGAACGTCGTTGCGTTTTGCAGATGCGGAAAATCCATATCGTACCTTTCTATATACGAAAATGAGTGGTGTTTCATATGAAGCACCACTCATTTTACACCGTAGTCGATTCAGACTATTCGACGGTGAACGTGCATGTTGCGGAATGTTCCGTGGTCTCGCCGTTCGGATTGACATACGTAGCGGTGCCCGTCACGGTGATAACGTCACCGGCCACAAGGCCGTCACGCTGGACATGCAAGCGTGCTTGGTCATCGACGAACGTATTCACGTTGAGGTCGAACGCAGCACCGTGCGCGGCATCGCCGCTTGCGGCATGGTTCGCCG